TGCCTTGACGTTTAGCGCAGCAATCTCAATCTGCTGTCGCGTGTGCTCGTCATGCTTACCCTTGAAGTATCCACCACCAAAGGCTGACATCACCGACATGATGATGCCAAGCAGTACCCAAGGATTAAACAGGCTCATGGTGCTGGCGGTTCGTCATTGTCAATGACCTCTGCCTTGGCGCTGGCATTAGCTACTGCTTTGACAGCAGACCGGCCTGCGACACCACCCAACACGCCAGTGATGAAAACCATTATGGTGTTGATCTGTTGCGTGTATATCTTGTCTATGGCGGCCATGCCTGACATGGGTTGCGTCACGAATGAAACTGAGTAAAGAAACATGGCAACCGATCCAAGAAGAATTAATGTCAAAGCAAATATCACGATAGCCCAAATACGGACTTCGATCTCTTCGGCAGTCATGCGGTTGTTTGGTTTATATCCGATGGTAGGCATTACTTCTTCTCCGGTTCGGGTTTCACAAGCATCTCAGGACAAGTCGCTGTAGCTGTACAGATTGGCGGCTTGCACTCTGCATTATTCCAGTTTGTTGGGTCTTGGCATGGGTAGCGAAATCTGTCTTCGCAGCCGGTCAAACACAGGATTGTGATTAATAGAATCAGGCTCTTTGTCACGGGTTTTCCTTTCTATTCGTCTCTCTATTCTCTCAATCTTTTCTAGCATTTTCTTGGTTTCATTTTTAGTCTCCAAGATGTCAAGATAAAGAAATGCGCCCAAGGGCAAAAAGAACGCCACAAGAATTACGGCAAATAACCATCCCATCGCCCCCATCATGTGATCCTCTGTTTCGTCACGAAAAACAGTAGCAGCCACAGGTATAGGATAAGAATAAGGGTCAGGACGCTTAGCCCCACCTTTAACCGCTGGCTGGCCTCTCTTTGTTGACGTTGCCATCTTGCCCTCTTTGCTTTAGCCTCCTGCGCCAGCCTAGCTGCCTCCTGCTCTACGCCAACAATCTCATGCATATCCATGACCTTAGAGTACAGAGCACCTAGTTCCGGCGGTGCGTTCCATGTCATCGCCATCCGAATCTCTTCCACCAATTTTTGCATCTGATCCTGCGCCCTCACACGCTTGATGGCGGCCTCAAAGTGATTCTGGGTAGGGTCATAGACAGTTCTAGATTTCTCCTCCTCAGATCGGATGTGGTCTGCGAGCTGCTGCTGGATATGGAAAAACTGAATTAGCTGATCTACAACGTCATTCAGTATTGCTTCCTCGTCTACCTCAACAAACTTCTCTTTCTTCTTTGCTGCTGGCTTTGCTTGCTGTTGTTGCTTTTGTTTTGGCTTGCCTGCAAAGAATTGCAGTAACTGTCTCCAGAACCCCTGCAACTCTTTACCAACTTCAACAACCTGATCCGCTGTCTTCTTTATTTCAACAAACTGCGTTTTGCATTCACGGTACAGCTCACAGCCAGCCGTTATCTGCTTGCAGATGCCCGCGGCCATAAGGCACAGCGTGATCGGATCAATTTCATGCCCCTATCAATTTGTTGACGATCACGCCAACAAAGCCTGGTCCTAACAGCACCGAACCGATCACCACATAGAGCAAATACTCTATGCGCGTCATGCGCCTGTCGCCTTCGGTAAAGGCTTTCTCAATGGCGGCGTATCGTTCACTGCATACCGCAACATGAACGGCGTGATCTTTTTCAACATCGCTCATACTGTGCGCTTCCAAATTGCCACGGTGATATATGGCTGATAGTTTGCGTTTGTTGCAGTTACACCCTCTGTACTATTTGATGTTGCCACTGTGATGCCTGTGGTTTTTGATCCTGTATTACCAGAAACAGCGCCAGCACCTGTTCCATTAATATTAGCAACCAATGATCCGGGTGATGGTTGTGTATATGAATGGAAGTGTCCAGGATCAGTAACTGTTGAAGTAGCTGTGTGAGTATGGCTTGGAAGAGCAGCGTCTGCACTACCGCCAGTTTCTTCAAGCGCGTCAAACAGCGCGTTGCTTGCGTTATATCCAACTGGTACGCGTCCGGCGCCAAATGCAGTCCATGTACCAAATCCAAGTAATGTTGCAGGGTTTGTGGTCACAGATGAGTTGAAGTACAGCGAGCCAACTGGATAGTTCAACTTGCCGATTTCAATCGCAAGATTGGCCATTGTGCCAACGCCTGTGCCACCTTTGGCAACCTTTAGATATGCGCCAGTATCAAACAACGCATCGATAGTGTCCATGTCAGTATTGAGTTTTGTCCCCCATGAATCTGAAGAAGCTCCTACCTCTGGCTTGACAAGCCCTAGATTTGTTGTTGTGGTATCAGCCATATTTCACCTCAATGTAAAGTTTGCGTCCAAGTTTCAGTTGTATCAGCCACCACCGTCCAGATCTCTGATGTGTCATCTTCATCTGCCCAAGTCTTGTCAGTGTCTGCAACCTGAGTCCATGTCTCAGCAGTGTCATCCTGACTTGTCCATACCTCTGCTGTATCAGCCTCATTATTCCACTTATAGACCGCATTGGCGCTCAGTTCTGAATTTGCAGTTATGGTGAAAGATGTAATGGCATAACGTACCGCATTGGCAGTTAAGTCTGAAACGCCATCAATGTTTGATGCTGCATAGTAAACCTTGTTGGAGGATGCAGTTATTGCTGATACAGCATTGATCTGTGCAGCGCCAAATGCATATCTGACTCCATTTGCAGATACCGTACTCACCCCAACAATAGTAGCTCCACCAAAGGCATATCTGATGGCATAGCAAGATGCCGCGCTGGTGGATGCAATGGTGGACGCAGCATCATATACAACACCTCCAGACAAGCCAGATATAGGTGCTGCTGAGAATGCTGAGATACCAAACACTGTTTATCCTTATGGTTTTGCTTCTAGTGCTGTCATTCGTGCTGTCAGGGATGTGATGAGAGCTTGCTGTTCTTGGACAGTCTTAACCAATAACCAAGTAATTTCTGTGGCATCAAATTTCTTAATTGCTGTGGTTTCTTTATCATCAGCATTAAATTTAGCATCATAGTTTTCAACCGTGTCAGGTAACACCGTCATCACTTCATCCGCAATAACTCCAAGACCTTTCATGCCTTCAGTTGTGCCACCTTTGCCGTTGTATTCCCATTCACGCACACGCACTTGCATTAACTCTGTTGTGCCTTTAATGTAATCACGAATGTTGTCTTTAAGACGCTGGTCAGATGGGTTAGACCAAGTTGTACCTGTTGCTTTTTGTGCGGTAGACCCCGCAAGAATTAACCCACCGCTGCCGTCAAGACGCATACGTTCTGTGCTGGCGGTAGTACCATTTCTAAAGTAAAAAGCACCTGTGTTACTTGTACCTCTATGGTCAAAAAACATATTAGGCGTACCAGTGCCTGTTGTACTGATTGCATAAGAAGCTGCTGCGGTAGCGTCACCTAAAATAATTTCATTTGTGTATCCAGTTTGTGATCCAGTTACTTTAATTCCACCTGTTGTAATATTTGTATATCCAGCCACTTCAAGTTTTGAAGCTGGCGAACTAGTACCTACACCCACATTCTGACTTGCATCAACAGTTACTGCTGTTGTTCCATTTGTCTGAAGTGCAAGGATGCCTGTTCCATCAGAAGAACTTTTAAGTCCTGCTGTTCCACTCACTACACCATTGTCACCATTGATGATATTAGCCATTTGTTACCTCATCTGGTGGAGTCGGTTCGTTGCCCTCTGCAAGCCAAGCAAGGTAGGTTTGGTAGTCTGTGTTGGCTACATCTACTGGTATGTTTGCATTATCAGATAAGCGAAAAATAACAGTAACTTCTTCTGTGATGGGGTGTTTAATTAGCTTATACATTTATAACTCCGCTGTTGCAGACCATTGACCGTGATACATAGCGCCAGAAGACAATGCCGTACTGCTATCAATTCTTCCTACGCCAGTAGAACCCATCCCCCAAGGGGTAGTTATTGTTCCTGTGTTTGAATTGTCTGAATTTTTTGCCCATACACCAGAGGTTGTATCGTATTTGAAAAAATTCATAGTTGGATTTGTTCTTTTTTCTACTCTAAATTTAATATTTGCGGCAATAGCAGTCAGACTATTGGTATCTACAATTCCAACATGATTGCCTAGAGTGGTGTTTGTGGGTACCGGGGAAAAAGTGTCGTAGCTTTTTTCAAAATATCTTTGGCAAAGCAACAACTCAGTCCCAAAAGGTCTGTAATCAAAGCTAGTTGCTGTTGAGCCTTTTTCTAGCTGTACGCCTGTGATGTAGAAAGTTGCGCCACTGGTAGAAATCCATTGTGTAGTTCCTGTTGCACCCACAACATTTCCTGTTCCCCATGAATTAGCAGATTGAAGAAATGAAGAACCAGCACCTAAAGCAAATCTAAGGACTATTCCAATACCATTGGTTGTCAACCATGTGCCGCTGGTATCACCAGCGATAGTTACAGATTTTTGTTCCCATGTGTTAGCAGAATTGATTGTGTATGTAAAAGCATAACTTCTATTAGCCGCACTATTTAAAAGTGCGCCACTAAAAGTTCCTGTTAAAGAACTACGAACCCAAAACGATAATGTTACTGTTGCGGCTGATGCTGTACCCCAAGCTAAATCATAAACATTGAGTCCTTCAATTTTTTGTCCAAAATAATAATAATCTGAAGCACTTGGAGTTGTTGCGGCAGAAGAAGTCAATAAAAATGAATTATTAAAACCAGTTGTAGTCGTTGAACTTTGTTGAGCAGTAAATTTACTTGTTATTGAACCTTGCACAAAAAATCTATCTACAACAGTATCAGTCGCAGTTGTTTGCGTAAAACTTGCACCTGCATATCTTTGATCAATCACCATTGCACCATTGATGATGCGGTTCTTGAAGCCTGTAACAGATGTAACAAACTCTCCAGTTGAGCTAGTGGTAGGAGTTGTAATTCCTGTTGTGCCGTTTAGGACAATTGTCATGCTGTCACCTGTGCTGCCATTTGAGCTTGATAAGCTGCAATTACTTCAGCAGTCCATGCCACATTGCAGATTGCCACTACGTTAGCAGGGATGCCTGTGAGGTCTTGCCCGGGAACCAAACTATTGCGGTGAAAGGTCTTGCTCAGTTCGTTGCCGTCTTCCATGATGCGTGTTGCTTCACGATAAAGAACAACACCGTTTTCAATCACGGTAATTTGATCTATGTTGGTTATTTTAGTAAGTGACATGGTTTATCCTTTAAGTTGAAGTTTTGTAAACGACCGTTCCAAGAATCCTTGTGCCGTTTTTAAAAATAGCCATTGTGTTACTGATAGTTGCAGACACAGCCGTTGTTCCGGGAAAGGAACAAGTTACACCTGACATTTGCGCTTGTATAAAATAGACGTTTACATTTAAAGTAGAAAAATAAGAAATAGCGCCAGCATCATTATAGATACAGTTAAAAGGAATTCCACTCATCGTAGTAGTAGACCCAGTTCCAATTACTGAAATAGCAATATCAAAATACAGTCTTACTGTATCCCCAATTTTTGTGTATGTCGCAATTACAGTTCCGTATGTGGCAGTTCCGCCAATATTAGGTGTCCAAGTACCTTCTTCATAGTCATCCAGCGTGTTTACGTCAGTTGATGCTGATTGAGTTGCGGGAAAAGTAATGCCAGAACCACTTGTTGATGGTGTTGCATTACCAACTGAAATAGTTGTTGGATTTGTTGTTCTTCCTACTAATGTCACACTTTGATCTGTACCAATAGTCATTGCAGTAGTAGGTGTAGCACCTGTCTGAAGAACAAGTGCGCCTGTTGTATCCGCAGTAACTTTATATGCGGTAGTGCTTGTGGTTGATGCGCTGATCGTACTCATATAACAACGTGCCTTTGTCCAGATGCCACAGTTAAAACAACGCCGCTGTTGATGGTAAGTGGACCAACAGAAAAGCCATTCTGGCCTGTATCAATCGTCACATTAGATGAAACAGTAGAGCTATTGGTCAATACGCCATTGCTGCCAGCAATTGATTTATCCGCAGGGAGTGTGACAAACACATCTTTTGTTCCCGCAGAGAAATTGACAGCAGAGCCAGAATTGCTCGATGCCAGGATGGTTGTTCTAGCAAGCGTTGTTCCTGACAATGTGTATGTGCCAATCCCAACCTCCCACTCAGAGCCGCCTTGCAAGGCAATTGCATAGTAGGTTGTATTGCTGTTTCCAATAGATGAAAACGATTGGAAACCAGTAGATGCACCCAACAGGGTGAACGTACCTGTACCTGTTGTTGTGGAGGTTTCTTTGACCCTATCTTTAAGCACCAAGGCCATAATAAAACCTTTAAGTCAATGTGATATCTAAATCGCCAGCAGGAATACGCAAGATGTCGCCATCATTAATGACTCGGCTGGTGGTCAATGCAGCCCACCCAAGCATTGTTCCTGATGTGATGGCCGTCATAATGGCAATATGTGTGATCGTTCCCCAATTGCCGCCAGAGGCCGCTGCAAACTCAATGGCCGCGTCATTGGTGCAGTTTGTTGGTGAAGTACCAGAGACAGACAGCGTGCCTGTCACAACACGCGCATAGCCATTGCCGGTCACCTCAGTGCCACCACCAGCGTCAGACGGCGCGGCAGTGAACAATCCAATATACCAAGCTGTTGGGCGTGTTACAGCGTTGGCGGTGAACACATAATTCAGCACCAAATTCTCTGTGTAGTCGGTAAATGATGACATCTCTTTCCCTTATCCAAAAGATCTGGCACGCGCCATCAAAGCACCGCCAGAAGTCGAACCTCGATCATCAGCAATCTGTAGCTGTTCAAGTCCAGCTTGATACAAGCTAGACCACACTGAGATTCTCGCATCGTCTTGTAGGTATGGTGCAGCCTGCAATAATGCGCCATACAAATACACATCAGGCGCTTGAGTCAGCAGCCAGTTGGTGGTATTGGTAGATGACAACTTTGTCAACTTAGCGTAGTAGACCAACTCTGCGGTATATGAACCATCAGGTATAGGCAGCACCCTGATCTGTCCTCCGACAATGGTGAAGTACAAGGGCTTACCAGATGAAAGATAGGTTGTATTAGATAACGAATCTAATGAATCTATTGTCTCAAACTGCAATGATGTAACTGGATTTGTGTTGAGCTTTAGAGATTTGGTTTCTAAGAAGTCACCAGGCACAGCACCATACTCAGTGTCAATGGTGGCTGTAGCTCGCACAATCATCTGTCGCGTGCGGAGCTGGCGCTCAACTTGTGACTCAGCCAGACTGATGAAGTCAGGAATAACTGAAGTCAGATCAGACCGATTAAGCCAATCGGCCAGCGATGTCTTCAGTTCGGTGTAGGTGGTCAATGCCATTTAGACTGCCTCTTTTTCAAGCTGTTCCTTCATGACCCATGTGTGCTCATGCCGGAATTCAAACGTGCCAATGTGTCCGATTTCTTTCGAGACATCATGGTCAATATACACCTTGAAACCAAGTTCCTGCGCCTTCTTGCAGAAGAACACATCCTCTCCCATGTAGCCGCGAGTGCCGGTCTGCCACGGCATATCAAACCACGGCTCAGTCATGTTCTCAAACACTTCGCGCTTGATTAGCATCACGCCAGTGCCAACAGAGCCAACCTCCTCTAAGCCGGTGGACTCAGGCATGGTGTAAACCTGTTGGCGCTTACCATTCTCGTCATAGTTCTGCGCGGTTGGTCCTGTTGGCATCCTGCGTCTGGCGCAGTTGGTAGCCACTATGTCCACATCATGCGCCATCAACCGCTGGATCATGTCCTGCGGGAATGTCATGTCGGAGTCGATAAACAGTATGTGGCTGCAACCCTCACGCATTGCATCCAGACACAAGTCAGCACGCTGATTTTGAATTAGTGTGCCTTGCAGTATCTTGAGGCTGACAGCGTCAGTGGTGTTGAGCGTGTGGTGCGCCACCATGTTGACTAAGCAATATGTGTATTGCGTATGAACCATGTCACGCGCTGGCGTGCAGACTGCGATGTATTTCATACCTGACCTGGCCTCACTCTAAAGAACCTGTTATCAAAATCGTTTAACCATTTCTTCATGTAAACCGGATCATCAATCTTGCCCTCGGCCTTCAACTGAAAGTAAATTGATTCAGGAATGCTGGCAACATGATGCCATTCACCTTTCCAATTTGCTTTGTTGTCGATGGCAGCAAAGTCGCGCTTGTTGGCCTCAATGACAGCAGTCAAATCCTGAGTTGTCTGAATCGTTGCCTCATCAGTGTCCTCGTTGTAGTGCCAAGTGCGTGTGATCCCCTTCTCAGGGCTTGCATCAAAAAATCGTTTTTCCATATAAGTAAGGGGAGGATTTCTCCTCCCCTCATTCCTCTCAGTTGATTAAGAAGTTGACAAGTCAGCGCACAGGCCGTGAGCATTTTCAGCCAAGACCTTATGTCCAAATTCAATCAACAACATACGCTTCTCAGCGTCACCAGTTTTCGCCAACTCTAATTGCTGGTAAGGACGCAGCACAGTCATCTTTGCGTACTCAGGATCGATGATCCAACCATCACGCTCGCGCTGGAAGCGGTTTGCGATAACGGCCACGTTGCCAAAGTCGCTGACGTAGATGTCAACTGCACCGATCAACACGGCAGGCTTTTCGCCGCCGTTGATGTTGAAACGTGAAGATGCAATGCCAGAGAAACCAGACACGCGCTGCTTGTTGACAGGACCAACCATCAGGATTTTTGGTGTACCGCCAGCAGACCATACTTTCTGAATCACATTCTTGAGAATGGTTTCAGTAAAGGTACGCACGTTACCGTCACTACGCGCATTGTTTGGCAATGTGGTGTAGCTTGGGTCAGCGCCGTTGGTTTGCTTGTCGGTGTTGGTCTTGACAAACGCGCCCAAAGAGGCAGTCACGCGAGCAGTTGTGGTGTTACCAGCAACAGCAATACCGCCATTCAAAAAGATGAATTCTTGGTCACGCTTCAACTCAGAACCGCGCTTGGCGATCTGATAAGCCAACTCAGAACGGCGGCCAGCCTTGTTAACCACTTCTTCAGTGTTCGACAAGACGATAGTTTTGCGTGCGATCTGAGCGTAGTTGGTCAAACGAACAGTTGCGACAACTGAATCGAATGTGCCAACGTCATCACCTTCCAACTGAGCATTGGCGGCTGCGTCTGCCAATGTGTCGGTCTGCCACTCAAACAAAGTATTGCTGATGGTTTCGCGACCAATGTTGGATTGGTACGGTGTTTCTTCGGGAGCAATGTTGGTGATCACATTGCTCAAGTCTTCACGGATACCTTTTGCAGAGTATGTGGTGAACGTGTTTGCTACGATAGTCATGATTAATTCCTTATTTCAAGAGTTTGAAGATTGCATCAGCCGCGTCATCGACACGGCCAGTTCTCGCAAGACGTTGTTGTGCTCGCAATGCTTCAGTATTATTTGAGACTCTTCCTGCTGCACCAGGCTTGGCAGGTTTCGGGCCATTGTTCGTCACCGGCTTGATCTGTCCACGCTTGGACATCATCTGGTCATACAGTGCCGCTTTTCGCAGCATCACAACCGCCCTGTGATCCACAACATTCTTCAGTTCATCAGGTGAGAATCCAGCCTTCTGGCCGAATTGAACAAGCATGGCTTTTTCGGCCGCAGCTTTTTTAGCGTCTTTCCACTCAGGGATTGCCGCCACCAAAGACTCTTGCTCCTGCTGCAACATCTGATTGCGATATTGCATCTGCTCTTGATTGGATAACTCAAAGAGTCGCTGCTTTTCCGATTGGATGGCCGCGTTTCTCTCTTGGTTTTCACGCATCAACTCGCGCTGCGTCACATACTCAATTGGGTCTTCATTTCTGAGTTGATCCCAATTAATGTTCGGCTGCGCTGCCTGCTGAACCTGCGCCTCTAGAGCACCTAATAATTGAGCGTACTGCTCGCGCTCGGCACGCACTGACTGCAACTCTGCTTCGGCTTGCTTTCGCACCTCGGCAATTTGCTGCGTTTTGCGCGTGTAATCCTGAGTCCTTGAATATCCCTTTTGGAGTTCCTCCAGCGACACCTCGACTTCTTTACCGTCAACCTTGACGGTGAAGACTTGTGGCTGTTCTTCCTCCTCAGAATTCTCATCTTCTTCAGATTGTTCGGTATCAGTTTCATCACCATCCGCGTCTGCATCGGTTAGCAACTCCTCATCTACCGCCGCGCCCTCTTCGGGCAACTGCGTCTCGCTGTTCTCCTCTTGTCCCTCATCGGGGAGCATCCCAGCAAGTGCATTGGCTGCTTCAGCCATATTCATCGGACCTTGTACAACACTCGCCGCTGGCGTTGGTGCTACTGTTTGCATTGGTCTATTTCCTTAATTAAACAAGATTTTTTTGCGCTCGCTCAATGGCACGCTGTGCCACCTTGCCGTTGTCGATCATTTTGGTGAGTTCATTCTTGAAACTCTCTATGGCACGCAACTGCGCCCAACAGATTTCACGCTTGCTCGACTCTTCCGGTTTGCTGCTCTCAAACTCCCACAGCAAATCGCCACGCATCTTCTCCAAGGCCGCCGCAAATACCTCGTCCTGCATAAACTGCTCAGACCTGCGGCCTTTTCTTACCTGTTCTTCGTTCATTGCGCCATTCCATTAAGGTTGATGGGTGGAGGCACATTCGCCGCTGTCTGCACAGCCTGTTGGATGATTGCAGACTCTTGCGCCATGGCCTCCCGATCCATAGACTGCTGCGCTTGAATCTCAGCAGTGCTAATTTGTGTCTGGTACTTTAACTCAAGTTCATACTTCTTGAGCATTAAGTCTTGCGCCATTTGATCTCTTCGATAATCGTCATCACGGATCATCTGCTCACGCTTCAATTCCAGCTCGGCAGCCTTCTTCTGGATGTCAGCTTGAATCGACTGAGCCTGCACCTGCGCCAGCACTTCCTCTGGTGTCGGTTTCGGTGCATCGGCCTGTGGCATCTGATAGTCAGGCGGCAGGGTCTGTATGTAGCTAGATGCGTCCTTGAATCCAGACAACTCAATGATCTTCTGAAGACTGCGGATGTACATGGCCGGTGTCACGACAGGATTAGACAAACCAAACTGCTGCATGATCTGCTCTTGCTTACCGGCGATCATGGTCAAACCCTGTATGCGCTCGTTGGTGTCACCATTACCGAGTCCGATATTGATGGTCACATCCATGTTGGCATTCCACACGCGAGGATCAATCTGCACCCACTCATTGCGTAGACGTACCATGCGAGGCTTGTCCTGATGCGTTGTCATCAGATACAGAATGCCCTTGAATAGCTTCTTCATGCCCTCGGCCAAGAGTCGTGCCTGCAACTCCAAGCGGCTCTGGCTGGCGCTGACAGTGGCTGACACCGCCGCCTTGGTGGTTGACTGCAACGCATCAGGGTCTAATCCCATCGCGGCCTTGCTCATTCCGGTGCGGTCTTCGCGAATCTGATCCATGTAGTCCAGCATAGGGAATGCGGCCTGACCAACGAATGGAGTGCTGAACGGCTGCACCATGCCTGGCGCACGCATCCGAATAATTGCGCCGGTTTCGTTGTTCAGTACGTCATCAATATTGACCTGACCCTCAACCACCGCCGTGCGCGGATGGATAGACTGCGCCAGCGAATCCAAGGTGTTTCGCAATATTTCGGATTTGATTTCTTGAATGTCATGCGTCAGATCGAATATCGACATGGCCTCAAGTGGTGAGGTGTGTGGCTCTGGATCGCAAGGAAAGTCAACGAAAGGAATGTAGCTGGCCGGTAGATTACGCACCACGGTGTAGCCAGACCCCATGCAGCAGACCTTACGCAACTCGGCGATGCCGTCACCGTCAAAGTCCACGCGGATATAGGACTCAACGTACAAGACACGGCGTTGGCCAGGATTCAAACTGTCGCCCGAACCCATGGTGGTGCTCAACGGCTGCCGCGCCAAATACTCGTCATTGCTGTCTAGGTCGGTGCTGGAGATGTTCTCCTCAATCTCATCCAACTCATAGCCCATGCCGAGCAAATCGTCCACGGTGGCCATCTGGCGGTGGCCAATGATGCCTGCATCCTCAAATGACCGCGCTCTGCGATCAAGCACCAGCTCTTCGGGTGGCACGGCCATGATGCGGATACGGCCATCTTTGATGGTGCGCTTGATCTGTACGTCATGCAACATGGGTTGCTGCATAGGCATTGGCAGTCCGGTGGCTGGATCAACCTGTGGCTGCATCATGTCCATGGGCATAGATGGGTCTGGATAACTGACCACAATCTTGACCTCTGCGCCCTCTTGCAGCAACACCTGCACGGTCTGGTCATCGAGGCCGGAATAGTCATCGATTTTGACTTCTTCGGTTTCATCCCACCAATATTTGGCGATGCCGCACTTACGCACCAGCGAATCTTTGAACAACGCATAGGTGGTCATGAAACCGTTGTTGTCGTTGCTAAAAATATAGTTTGCGTAGTCGGTCGCCTGCTGAGTGCTGGCAACATCCTCCGGTCCACGCGGTACATACTCAACGACATTCTCGCTGCTGAAGAAGACCTTCATCAGACTTGGCAGCATGGCTGAAACAGTGTCGCGCACCTCCATCGCAACCACCTGAGAGCGCCCATCTTCCTCGTTTCCAAAGGGGTCGCCACGGTAATACTCTGTACCCTTGGCGCGAATGGGGGAGACATCGGCATCAATGTAGCTGACAGCGTCCTCCAGCTCACCGGCCACAATGCCCTGCAACTCGGTATCGTCCATCGGATTGGTGGCGGCCATGTCAGTGTTTAATTGCATATCGTTAATCATGCTGGTACTTTCTTCAAAATCACATACATAGAATCAACTGCGCGAGGCAGTCTCATTATTTCATCTTGCGGCAATTTTAGGCTTGCACCGTACTCGCTGAGACGCATCTCCAAATGCGTCAACTCAAACCGACTGCCTTTCCAGCCCAAGTACCACGCCCACTCGCAGTAGTACACCCAAGATTTTTCGTTAAACGCTCTGACATGAGTCGGGTCTTGCCACGCGCCATGACTCAAGTCATACGGCACATGAATGTGCATCTCACCACCCATCTCCAGCAAATCGCGGCAGTTGGTCATGGCCGTCACCAGATCAGGTATGTGCTCCAACACATCATTGGCGATGATCTTGGAAAACTGACGGTCAATTGTCATTGGCTTGCCAATGTCAACAACCCAATCAGCGCCAACATCGGAACGAATGTCAGCATTCACGCAATCGGCACGGCGATCCTTGCCCGAACCGAGATTAAGAGTTAAACCACTGTTTTGCATATTCCGGTCTGTTTTTTAATAGCCACGGTATCGCGGCCTTGGTCAGTGCGTCACCGTTCATGCCCACAGTTTGGCTGCCAATGTGATGCACATAAGACCGGCTCAGGTAGTGGTGAAAGCCAGCCGCAATCAGGTCAGCGCAATGCACATCATCCGAGTACCAATTCAGTGGTGGAAACTTTGCAGCCTCCCACGCATCAGCACCAATCCATGCAAAGATAGGGGATGGGCATTCCAGCGGCACAATTGCGTCCTAGTATGGGTACTTGAAGTAGTGCAGCTTCTGGTCAAAGGGGTTAGAACGCACATTTTGCACAGGTCTGGCCGCATCACAACGCGCTGAAACCCAGCCCACAGGCTCACCGGTTTCCTCTTTCAACTGCGCCACATCCTCCATCAGCAGCCGGTAACTGGTGGGTGTCAGCACAATATCGTCATTGGCGCAGATCACTGACTCAAACCCATCGGCAAAGGCTTTGTCAATGATCTCGTTGTAGTCCTGACCGAAATTGTGCGGCGCACCAAACACTTTTAGATCAGCGTCAAAGCCGCCAATAATGGACTCTGGACCGCGCAAATAGACAGGCACTTCGGGACAATACTCGGCAATGCTTGTGAGCATCACCCGCAAACCTTTGCCGTGTACCGTTGAAATGCATATCGGAGAGATCACTTTTTCGGCTTCTTCGCGGTCTTGGCCGCCAGCTTAAAGTCAGCGGCAGACGGCGCAGCCTTTGATCCAACCTTATTCATCTTCTCGCCGCTGCCTTTGGCTATCCGAGCCTGCTTTGCGTTGATGTTGGCGTAGAGGCCAGGCTTAGTCTTCATTTTTCATTCCAATCTTGATTGTCAGCAATGACTCAGGCATCTCTTCGCCTTCGCTCTCACCCTCTTCGTCCACCACCCAAGCCGAGCAGGTACGGCTGGACGCGCACTTGAAGTCGAATATCTCGCAATACCCCAAGTCACCGGCATCAATCACCGCCCATGGGTCTCCCTCATCGCCAATGCCATTTGCAATGCACTCCAGCATGGAATCATCTTGGTTGAAAGCCGCGCAATTTCCGCACAGGCTTTGCTTGGCATCCTCCTCGGACACCTCCCACTCAGCCGCCATCTGCATCCAATACTGCTTATTCGGCAGCTTAGGGTTCTCCGGACCGTAGTTCGCAGAATCAATAGCCTTGGCGCGATTCTTCAAGTTCAGCGTAATGTCTTGCGTTGCCATGGGGCAGCTCTCGCCGCCGCCCTCGTAGCCCTCGTCCTGATCCATGGCCTGATCCATGGTGCGTTTTAAGGTAGCCATTAACGCATCCCCTTGGTCTTCATGTTCTTGGCAGTGCGAGCACCGCGCATGGGCATCTTGGCTTCGGACAGCGCAATGGCGATAGCCTGCTTGGGACTCTTGACTACTTTGCCGCCTTTACCAGAGTGCAATGTGCCAGCCTTGTACTCGCCCATCACCTTGCCAACCTTCTTTGCTGCCTTGGTCATCTTCATCTGAATGCTCCTTGAAAATTAGTTGTTGGTCGGTCTGACAACCCAGACAGTCGGCGATTGCATCTCAAATAGAGATTGCCCTAGCGAACCAACACTGCTGGAGACTGCCCTTGCTTTGATCGGCACACTTCGGTACAAGGTGAGGCGACTCAATCCCCATGCGTGTTGGTGTTGGCTACTTGTTTCGACTGACCTGACAGCGTTCGGTTTCACCAACAGTCGCAATTATGCAACCCTTGAGAGGTTTCTTTTCAACGGTTGCGCCCAGTTGTTGCCAGCCTTACTCCCCATCATGCCGATCACCGCATCAGATGCAAATGTCAAACAAAACGCATCAGCCTTGTCGGGACTCGCCAAACCCCGCTTTTTGATCTCATCTTTGCTCTCAATCTGAATCTTGCCGTTACTCGTAAACATATAACGCACAGTCGCCAACTCGGCCACCAGTAACTCATCCTTTGGCAGCCGACAATCCCGCTGCTCCAGCCACGCCTTGGCCTTGTACCAAAGCTCGGCCTTCAGATTCCTGTAAGTACCGCCCATGGCCGGTGACTCCGCGACATTGATGCCGCGAGCCGGTAGCTTCAACTCTCTGAGACGATCTACCACGCCAGCGCCCAAGCCAATGCTGTCAACCAGTATCTCCTCTGGCCGATCGCCTGGCGATAACGCTTCATACTCGGCCACCACCGCGCCGGTCAGCTGCATCAAGTCCAGATTCTTCCAAGTCTTAATCGGCTCAGTCACCGCGTTACCCCGCCTTTTGCACAGTGCCGAGCGATCCGAGCCAAATCTGGCAACGTCCAACCCCCACACCAGTGGCGCGTAAGGCGATGCCACTACGTCCCGATTCATCGCCAAGTCCAGCAACTCCATCGGTATCACCGTATCCTCGTCCGACTTCGGAAACTCACCCAGCACGCGAATCCGGTAAGCGTTACTCTCCTCACCGTACCGCGACTTCATCTCCTCAATGTACGCCTCACTCACTCGCGGCGAGTCGGCGCAGGACACCTTCATAGTCACCCAATCTCCCGCCAATCGGTTATGAGTGTCGTAAAAGAAACCGCTGGAACGCACAGGATTGCCCAGCAGCAGCGTCACGGCGTTGTGGCCGGACATCGAGCCAGATGCCGCCTCAAACACCTTCTCAGGTATACCGCTGGCCTCATCCCCCACCAGCATCACATGATCGCTGTGTACCCCTTGCAACGCCTCGGGCTGCTCGGCTCTGGATGTACGCGCCGAGATAAACGCCTCCTCGTTAGCATCCTTCACCTCAATCCGGTCCTGCTTCACCTCCAACTGGTCAGCCAGCATCGGCGGCAGCACCTTCACCCAACGCTTAACCTCCGCAAACAATGCGTCATATAGCTGTGAGCTTGTCGGTGCGGTGACCACCACCTTCACCGGAAACCTCAACAACAAGTACCAAATCATCGCCCAGCTCGCCGCCGTACTCTTTCCCACACCGTGACCACTTCGCACCGATATGCGGCGGTTGCCTGACGCGATGTGATTCAAGAATTCCACCTGCCACTCATCAGGCTCAGTGTTCAGCACCTCCCGCACAAACAGCACAGGATTATTCTTGTAGAGTTTGACGAATTCGATAAATGGGTTATTCGTCAGCAACTCATCAGAATTTTTTTTCGGGACGCGCTTCTTTGCGGCGGTGGGGGTAGGGGGTAGGGTCATGTGGTTATGGGATTCGGTAGGTGTTCGGTTGCATCATCAGTCGCCCCCGCCGCAAACGCGCAAGGGGGGGGGCATCGAGCCGCGCCAGCCAGCAGGCGGTCGGCAGCGCCACTTGACAGCGTAAAAGTTATCCACATGGCACTATATCGGTAAGTCATTGATCTATATGCTTTCTTACAGAACGCTTACATAATCCATTTAACACGATGTCCATTATGTTAAGTCAATTGTGGATAACTTGCCTGTTTCTGCTTGTTTTGCAGGCATTTTGCAGTTATGCACAGGCCAATGTGCTTAACCATTGCGATTATCTGTGGATAAGTCATCGACAACCTCGACATGGCGCAGTGCCGCCATGCGTAGATCCTGTATGTTGATGTTAACCGAGGCGGCTTTTTGTAAGCCATAAGTCTTCTGATCCCACCGTTCAGCCAGCCACTGCCTGGTTCGGATGCGTTGGACATCGCGCTGCGGGTTGCTGTCGGCCATGCTGTCAGCGATGTCCAAAGTCTCCACCGCGAGTTTATCGGCGGCTTTCGCGCGCGCACGCGCAATTATAGTGGGATCAGTATCTTCGATCCATTGCTCAAGCGCCCTGCGCCCGATGCCAAGTTCGTAGCTAATCTGCGTCTGCGACTTGCCTGCCTCGAACATCGAGACGATCATGTCATCTGGCAAATCTTCAAGCAGCGCCATGTCTTGCTTGAATTTCGGTCTTCCTGCCATGCTTAAACCTGCCCTAGAGCTGTTTTAACGCGCTGGACGACATCCAGTACCCATTTCTTGATCAAGTCAGCTAATCGCTTAATTTGTTCCATGTTTGTACTTCTCCGCTTGTTTACTGTCGAATTTCATCTCTGGTTGACCACCTTCAAATGCATGAAGATCGTTTTCTAAGTCATCAAAGCCTGATTGTCCACCGAATTTATCGTTTGCTTTGAAGTTAACCACCTTGGCTGTTGGATCAAACGCCTTGACCTTGATGATCTGCTGAACCATCGGATCATTGAAGATTACCTCCAACTCTTCCATTGCCCAGATGAACTTGTTGTCCAGTTCCTGTCTTTCACGCTGCATAGCTACTGCCTCATTGACCGTCCTGACAATCACCATGACCTGGTCGTTTTGCATCTTCCACTCGATTCTCGGAATACTGTTGCTGGCTGGAGTGATCCCCTGATTGGTTGCCCACTGATCCAGCACTGCATACGCCCTGATCATTCCCGCCAGACTTGAATCGAATTTCTCTTTGTCCTTTGACCATGCTGCTTGGTGCACTCTGCCGGTCTGAATCCAGAATTTCTCTCTAAGTTGACTGTCTACTAAAGTAATCAGTCGATTTTCACCCCATTTTCTGTCGCTGACTGCTTTGGCGGCCTCCAACTCCACCAGTTTGGATTGAACATAAATCGTCCACGCATCTGCTTGTGGACTTGGACTCGTTGCTGCTGGATGCTGTTTGCTTTTTGATTTTGTTGCCATTTCGGTTTCCTTGGTTTTGTTGTCAATGGGTAACACACAGGGGGTAACAAACCTCCGAGTCATAGACTCTCGGTTTGTTCCTGTTACCTTGTGCGGAACAAACAGGTATCGTTTGTACCTTGTTTGTTACCTGTTACCTGTCTATTCATACAGTATCAGAACGATTCGCCTGATTCGCTTTTGGGTGTCAGCCATGCAAATCCACCGCTGATATCGCCGCGCTTGTACTTTGATAAGTCCTTCCTTATGCGTCCCCATGCCACTTTGAAGCTGTCCTTGTCCTCATCAGTACACCCCATCTTTGACCATAATTCGTCCTTCCAGTGCCTCAACTCCACCGCCATCCGCTGTGACCCCTCGATCAGTTTTAAGAATCCATTCTTCTTAATTGCTATTTCCAGACATTGGAGTGACAAGATTTGATTTTGGCCAAAACCCGCGTTGCTTTTGGTGTCCTTTTTTATCGCCTCAAACTGTCCAATCTCGCTCGGATTGACGGCCAAACTAGTTTGCGGCTCACCGATCTGGAGTGTTCCGGCTGGCGCTGGCAGCTCCACCGTGACCATCTCAAAGCCATAGCGTTCATTGTCTGATCCGTCTTTCTGCTTGGCGATCCGCACCAAACCCTTCATGGAGTCCTCAATACGCAGCAACTCCAACTCGGTATCTACGGCTGCAAGCAAACTTGAGCTGCCCCGCATTCCGCGACTACTGTCCTTCCCGCTGTGATGAATAAACAGCAACCCTGCGCCCTGCACGATCTTCTGTATATGCCCACAGGTCACCACAAACTGCATCATGTCTGATGCCGAGTTCTCGTCTCCACCGCCAAAGGCTCGCGCCAGCGTGTCTATGACGATCAACTTAAAGTCGATGCCGGTTTCCATGACCAGCGTCTCCACGGCCAGCACTAGCGCGTTGAAGTCTTCAATGCTCGATCTCAGGTTGAGCTGATGCCTGATGACGTAGATGGGAGCGCCGTTTTCAGTCTGGTGGTGGATTTTGAGAGCCTTAATCCGAGCGCCGATACCGCCAAAGCCCTCGCCTGCGATGTACAGCACCGCGCCAGCCTCTGTCACCTCTTTGCCCATCCACGGCCTGCCTGTCGCTATGCTGTGGGCAATGTCCAGCGCAATGAACGACTTGAATGAGCCTGGCGGTCCATAGAGCGCACTGAACGCACCTTGTGGCAACACGCCATGAATCAGCCACTTCACCGGCTCATCTTGTATCGAGTCCCAATGCTCGATGGCGATCTGCTTGCCGATCTTGGCTTGTTCCTTTGGTGGCGCTGGCTCTGCCTCGAATTCCTTGGCGATGTCCTCGGCTGCCGGTGTTGCTGTTTGCACTTGATTGATGATCGGATTCAACCTTTCGGGCATTGTTACCTGATCCACGCTGGTGATGATTGGCGCTGCCTTGACCAGAGCCACCAGCTTGTCGCGGCTGCCACCCTCTTCTATGAATTCATAGGCATCATCGCCCTGCCCTTGCAGACCGAGGTCAACTACCTTGACCGACTTAGCGATGGGCAGTATTGCCTCGGCTGCCTTGTGCGCGTACTGCCAGCCGACTGCATCGTTGTCCGGCAGGATGATCACTTGAGCGCCAGCGAAATACTCGGTGATGGCAGCAGGCCATGATCCTGCGCCAGTATGCGCGGTGCTGGCGATCATGCCAATTGACTTGATGGCATCGGCGGCTTTCTCGCCCTCCACCAAGAAGATGTTGCGTCCCGCGGTCTTCGCGTCCAGTAATGCTGGTAAGTCATAAGGGACTATGCGTGCGTCACTGAGCGAGCCTTGCTTTCTGCCGTGCTCGTCAATCTTGTACAGCCGGTAAGTCTTGCCTGACTCGCCAACCTTAAGGCGCTGCTTGACGAATACCGGCTGACGGTTCTCATCGGTGTATACCCATTCCTGCTGAAACTCCACTTTGGGTATCGGCTTGATGTTGGCGAGTGGGTCTGGCCGTTCTTCCAGTTCCGGCAGCAGGTGCATTGACCTGATGGTGTGGAAGACATACTCCTGACTGCACCCACCATGGCAGTGGAAGAGAGGCACGCCTTGGTCATTGATGTCGATGCTGAGTGATGGATTCTTGTCGCCGTTGCCTTTGCCGTGTGACGGTACAGGGCAACTCGCCACCCACTGACCGTTTGCTTTTTTTGCGTTGCCGAGCTGCTTGGCTATTTGTTCTGCTTGCATTTATGGCTGCCAATATTTAAAGGAAAAAAAAGCCTGGGGTTTTACGCCCAGGCACTTGACTGCTAAGTCTTAGAACATCTCGTCATCAGCCACTGCTGCGGCCATCACTGACTTGGGTGGCGCTGGTGGTGCAACTGGTGCAGGCGTAGGCTTATTGAATGGCGCTGGCTCTTCCACGCTGTCAGCGTCCATTCCAGCGGGACGATCAATCCAACTGATGATGTTGAACGCTGGAATGCGAGTCGTGCCTTTGCCGATCTTCTCCAACTTGCTGCCGGTGTACTCCAGCACAGGCAATTTGCCAGCATTGGCGGCTTGCTGTGCCGCGCAGTCCAAGTACAGTTTTTCCAATCCCATGTTCGGACCGACTCCAGAAGATGACCACTCGCACAGTCCGAGCGCCTTGTTGTAGAAGTGGATGATGAATCCGCGCTTGTGATCTGGTGACGGTTGCTGGCCTTTCTTGCCAAGTGAGACATCGGCCTGCCAATCGCGTACACCTACACCGAGTTGCAGCCAGCCGGTTTGCACCGTGTTGATGTCGAATACAACCTTGCCGAGTTGGATTTCCTCGCCGAGATTGTTTGTCCAAGCGTTGGCTTGGGGAGAGAAGCGGATGTAGTTTCCAGAGCCGCCAGCAGATGAGAGGTTTAACATTTTGAGTTTAGCTTTCTAAGTTTCGGGGTTGCATTATTGACTTAGCGAGCGATCTTTTGCAAGCGTCAGTCCACTTGAAATCTTGACGGTTAACTCGTCCAAGATAACTCGGTTTTCCTTTGGTAGCAGTTTCTCTGCTGCCGCTGGAGTAATTAGTGTTGTTTCAAATATCTGGCTAGTGGTAAGTCCTGAGTCAACCAGTTTCATGGCTGCCTTGTCACCGTCAACCCATTTGCGCGTTGGACGTTTAGGTGCAAGTTGCCATCCGGCCAGCACCATGCCGTCTTTTTCCATGGCCTGCATTGCGTGCTCTCTGACCGAGTCAATGAATTTCTCTACTTGCGGTGCTTTGTCTAGAATGGCGCTGATCTGGTCTGCTGTGAGCGCCAGCATGACCTGCTTGATGTCTTCCTTGTTCAACGCGGTGATGTCCTGTTGTTTGGCCACGACATCGAATTGCTGTTTCTGTGCAGGGCAAATTGTCTTTGCATCGCACCACTGGCAGGCTGACTCTGATAGATTGAATCTGGGCGCGTCACTGATAGCGTCATCAACAGCAGGCATCAACGTAAACTCTTCCCACTCACCGAGTTCATCGGCAGTCATGATGTGTATGCGCTTTTCACCGTGATGCGGCTGGATGATCTGGAATTCGATCTCTTCAACGTAGTGCAGATTTAGCGTTGCCATGGCCGCCAGAGCGTATATTTTTAACTGCTCAGTGTCAGCGTCCACCCAACCTTTGCCTGTCTTCAAGTCAGCGACTATGAGCTTTTTCTTTATCTCAGAATAGCCAATGACATCGGCAGTACCGCCAAGCACAAAGTCTGGTGTCTTAAATAGGCTGACAGGCACTTCAACTTTGACCAAGCCTAGATCGTCTTGAATCGCCCATATTGCCTTCAGATGCTGCAATGCGTAGTCGCAATTGTCAGCGGTCATGGTGATGCCTTCAACCGTCTGACCGATGAACTGCATCGGGTCAGAGCCAAGCTGAAAGCAAGTCTCGGCCAGCGCGTGAATGGCAGTGCCAATGTTGGCCGCCTCACCTGATGGGCGCTGCGGTACTTGAGCGCAGAGCTTTGCGGATGCGGGACAGGCGATCCAGCGTGATGCGGCTGACGGTCTGAGCCTTAGTTGTTTTGTTGCCATGAGTCTCTTTCTATGTGGAAATCATTCAAAATTAATTGGTATGCGATTTTTCGTACTTCGTCAGTGACTGCGAATCCAAGGTCTTCTGGGTCTTGTAATCTTTTAAGCAAAACAGTTTTGTCTTGATTTGCTTTGCGTGACTCATCCAGACGCTGATTGAGCCAGAGAATGTGCTCACGCAATACTTCACGTTCTTTATCCTGCATGGCGTGAACCCCAATACGCAATCAGCGCAGCGTCAGCGCGGCCATCATCCTTGACGCGCTTGAATTGATCTTGGTCTGATGGGAAGAGTTCCATGGCGCGCGCGCGGCTGGCATCCTTGCCCTGTCCACGGCCAACGGCCTTGACCCAAGTGGCAGGCGGCACAAATGTGACCGGCATCTTGAATGCGGCCAGAATGCCCTCGATCATGCCAAAGCTGCGGCCAAAGCTAAAGACGCTGGTAACGCCTTGGCCTGTTACTGCCCCCACACGCTCGCAGTAGACATGGCAGTCTCTGCCGGAGTACAGGTAGAGCATCTCGGCCAACTCAGCGGCGCTGACCTGCCGCTTGGCTTTGCCGTTGCGCTCCACCGTCATGGTGGGCATATCGAATATCTTGAGGCTCTCAGTCGAGATGATGGCAATTGCGCCGGAGAGGCCAGGATCAATGCCAATGCTGTATTTGCTCATTTGACGGCCTCTTCCATGGCCTTGTTGAGTATGGTCATGCGTGCTGACACCAGCGCATTGGCGGCCTCATCCAAGCGCAGGACGGTGCTGTACAGTGGTTCGGTGATGCCGTTCTGCCATCTGCTGACCTGAGCTTGGTTGATTTCAGCGACTCGGCAGAGATCGGACATCTTGAATCCGGCAGACTCCACCTTGGTTTTTATATCGTGAATTGCTTGCTGTGCTATTTTCATGTCTAGAATGTTAACCATGTTTTGATAGAAGCGTCAAGTGTACAGACAAAAAAGGGGATCAGCGTGAACCGATCCCCATAAAGGCAACTGCTGGAAGCATGAACCAGCAACCCACATTGTAGTGGCAGAATACTTGACAAGTTTGTAAGGTCTAAATAATAGTTGTTGATGAGTTTGGTAAATCGATTATGATTCATTCATCAACAACGCAACCCCAAGGAAACAAAATGACAAACGCAACACAAATAACTGCTCAAGAAGAACGCAACATCAATATGTATGGAGTAGCTGATATTGACGCTTATGTGGAATCTGTTAAAGAATCCATCACTTACCAATTCACAGGCGCAAACATGGTTGTGGCTGGCCTGATGTCTGATGCTCAAGAATTGATTGCTGGTGGCGCACAAAACAGCAGCCGCCAAACACTCAACATTGCCAAGCACATTTTGTTTTTGATTATGGATGGCGAATTGGTTGGCACAGTAGAGCGCAAGTAAACCCAAGGGGGCGCAAGCCCCCATCTTTAAGGAGTCCACATGAACCACACACAACACGCCATGACCGAATACAACCACCGCAGGCTTGGCAAACGCGCAGAGGCTGCCTATGACTACTTGCTGTGCCTTGTCATCGGCACTGGCTTGGCCGCACTGCTCGTAGCATGGTGGTCATCATGACTGACCTGCAAGACTACTGCCAAGAACCGCGCACCATGGATGAATTGGTGGAGGCCGGATACAAGCAGCACGCGGTCTACAACGCCGTCAAGCGCAATGAATTGAAGAACACCAATGCCATGGATGCATGGGGGCGCAAACAGCGCGGCAAAGGCTTATTCCTGTCCACCGTGACACCCATTCCCTATAACGCAACCCTGCTAGTGCAAGCCTGGAACACACAACCACAAGGAGAGACTCATGTCTGAGAATATGCAAATTGAGATTGACCGAGCTGTCAACAAGTTCACGCCACCCATGGAAGTGGGCGGTGGATTCCTCACCCGCGAGGACATCAAGACCTTTGCACGCAAGGCCGTGACTGATGGCACGTTCATCGGCTGGACTCACGCGGAGAACATGACCAGAGAGCGTATGCAGCGCAAGATCACCGAGATGGAGCACGAGGTCACCATACTGCGCGAGCGCGTGAAAGAAGTTGAGATGGAGCTGCTGGCGGTTCAGAAGTGAGAATAATTGTACTTGTGCTGGCGGTGCTAGCACTCTTTTACTTTGATGCAAAGGACTTCGATGGAAACCGTAATCAACTTCCTATTGATGGCACTGCTAGGCATGGCCATAACGCTGGTGGTGCTGATGTGCATTGTGAAATTCTTGCTAGACCAGACCGAGGACAAGTAAATGCCTAGACCAAAATCAGAATTGACTAACTCGCAACAACGCATTGGCGTGAAGCTGACGCAGTGGCAGTATGAAGAGTGGAAGAGGCTTGGCGCATCAAAGTGGATTAAGCAGGTGCTTACTGAGAGTTATAAGAAGAGGATAAAGGAATGAAACAAGATGAAATCATTGAGATGGAAAGAAAGGTTGGTTTGGTAATAGACGGAAATCAATCTGGGTTTGACGACCTTGCAGCCTTTGCCAAACTGGTAGCCGCCAAAGCGTTTCAGAATGGCTATGAAAAAGGCGTAGCCGCTTTCACTGAAGCCGTTAACCTTGAACGTGAAGTCTGTGCAAAAACATTGGAATCAATCAGTAATGCGCCCGATATGCAGTCTTATGCAAATGCTATCAGAGCCAGAGGAGATCAAGCATGACACAAGAAGCATTACGCATGGCGCATAAAGCATTGATAGGTTTGTCAATTAAGCATGGCGAAATGACTGATGAGGGCATGGATGCAATTACTGCAATTGAAAAAGCCTTGGCACAAGAAAAAGCACTGCAAGCACTGCACAGCGAGAACGAACGCCTTGGGTTGTATAAGGATGCTTATGCAGAGCAAGAGCCTGTGGCGTGGGCTGTGTATTGTGATGGGTTTATTGCACTACCAGCTTTTGACACCGAGCAAGATGCGCTTAAAGAAATGCAACGCAGGAATAAAAAATGGCCGCACAACAAGCGGGAGGTAAAAGCACTTTATGACGCACCACCACAGCCAAAGCAAGAGCCTAGTGGTCACTTTCTAGATTTTGCATACTCCGACAGCATTGCTTATGTCCATGTGTACGATCAATTTAGAAAAGGACAACAGTTCTACAAAGCCCCGCCACAGCGCACATGGGTGGGGATACCAGAGCAAGACTTAAAACAAGGCGATGAATCTTTTTTTGTTGCGTGGAGAGAAGGCGCTCGCTGGGCAGAAGCCAAACTCAAGGAGCGCAACACTTGAACGCATTTGATTACAAAGACCAGCCCTCGATCTGGACGCGAGATCAGCAACTCAAACGCTATAAGACGGCAGATGACTGCGCCAAGAAGAGGCAGGACAAGCGCGACATCAATGACCGTGAGCAAGTCTTCATCTACTCCAAGGCACTGAGCAAAAAATGATTGAGACAATACGCACAATGTCGGGGAAGCAGCATGGCCTGCGCGGTGACAGACAGACCATTGTGACGGTGGGCAGAATCTACCGTTGCAGTTTATGCGGCAAGATGTTCACCGATAGGGAAGAGGCAGACAGACACGATAGGCGCGAGCATGAAATCCGCAAGACTACCAAAGGTAATTAGCATCCTCCAGCGCACCGGCTGCACAGCGCCAGAGTTGGCCGCCAAGGTGTACTGCACCGAGAGGTCAGCGCAGCAGATGATCAAGCGCCTGCAACTGGCTGGCACTGTCCACATTCAAGAGTGGCGCAGATCAGGCAATGTGCTGGTGGCGGTGTACCGCTATGGGATTGGCACTGATGCTGTCAAACCGCCACCGCTGACACCCATGGAGCGTTTGCGTAGGTTTAGGCAGCGTGAGACATTGGACGATAAGGCTTTCCGCTTGGCGCGTGAAAGAGGTAAGAGATTAAAGCCACGGCGTGATCCGCTGGTGGCTGCACTGTTTGGAGATAGATGATGGAAAACAAAGAGAGAAGAGCCAGGATTGAATACTGGGAAAATGACGGTGAATTTATTCGCGTTTCATATACCCAAGAAGATGGGCAAAGAGTTACCGCCTCATTTCATCGCATGGGATGGAGAAAGCCCCCATCCCAAGTCCTCAAAAAAGTGATGAACGCTCTTCGGTTGGGTCCGAGGGCTGCAATAGGCCGTATCCAAAGTTCGGTGAAGTAGCAGGGAAAGCAGCGCCTGACGCTAATGCAGCAGGCACTGCCAACAATCCTTTATTGCGTACAAAATCCAAAAGGTTCATCAAGTCTTCGCGGGTTTTGTAGCCTCTTGTCTCAGAGGTTTTTTTGTAAATGTCTAACAGATCACCCGCTGGCGCCATTGCACCCTGACTTAATTTAGCCTGATCTGCTGGAGATAACTTATTGAAATACTCCATCCATTTTCGCGTGACTGCACCAGAGCCTTGTGGCTGAGTCCATGCGCTTGAATAATCAATATAGTCACTGACATTTCGCGTTGGCACATAATCAGTCGCGCCCAAAGCATTTTGCAATTGATAAATTTCTGACTCAGGCAATGCTTTTGACCCAAAATTTATTGCAGCAACACCTTTGCCATAATCCACCAAAGGTATCTCATCACCGGCCATGCGATAGGCCGCTCTGATGTTTTCTTCGCCAACCTTTTTCTGCAATGGGAAGAACGCGCTTTCGCCTTTAGCAAAGGGGATTTGGGCATTCCATGTTGATGCATTCTGACCTGTGAACATTCCTCTGGTGGCTGCCACGGCTGATAATCTATCAGCAATATTTTGCGGTATGCCAGGATTCCTTACCGGCGCTGTGACAGGGAATTCAGAAAGGCTTGCAAAGCCAGGCTGAGTTTCTAGTGCGTATGGCGCCAGCGTAGGTGCTTTGAGTCCAGTTTCTGATCTTGGACCAGCGAATGGAATACCGCCTGGCGGCTGATACGCGCCTTGCATACCTCTTGTTTTCAATGGCTGCAATCCCAACGCACTTTGCAGAATGTCTCTGCCTTGTACGTCTTGAAACGCTGATGCTGCTCTTGATGAAAAATTCGCTCTTGATCCTTGCGGTAGATCAATCAACTCTTCCATAAAGCCAGTGCCTCTGCCTGGAATCATTTCATACGGTTCGGCAGCAAAGGCAGATTTCAAATCGCCTGGCTCTTTAGGCAGGCTGAATACTTTGCCGCGAGACTCCATTTGTCTAAAACCTTGGAGGTCTTCAAGTCTTCTCGCCAGTGAATCAATGTCTCTTTGTTCTGACATAGACAACTGAACATTTGACGGTTGCCATTGATAAGGTTTCAAACCAGATAATTGTTGACCGTATCCAGCTTCACGCAAAATATTTTGATAGTTACCTTGATTCAATAATGTAGAAAAGTCTGGTGTTCCTCTAATTAATTCTGGGGTCAATAATCCTTTGTCGAGGATCTCTCTAGCCCGCATTCCCATAGAGGTCTGACCCTCCATCAATGGCATTGCAAGTGACCACATTGTCTCTTGGCCTTCTGATGGGAACATATTGGCTTGCTGTGCGCCTTGTCTTAAACGTGCGCTGGTGGCTATGTAGCCTGGTGTTAAGCCAGGGTCACCTCTCGCAATTTGCAATGCTGTTGGCGATCCACTAAACAGGTTTTGATTAACACCAAGTGCATTCGCCATCCAAGCATCATTGGTGACCTTGTAAACATCATCAGCAAGGTTTCTATAAAAAGAATCTACCTTTGGTCCAGATAGAGTTACTTTTGCAGGATCATCAGCAGATAGTGATCTGATGGCATTGTTTTGCCATGCCTCTAATACTGACTCTTCGCCCTTTGTACCGCTGACGCTGCGCCCCATAATCTCTTTAATAGCTCTTCCATCTGTAGGCCGTCCGGCAGCAGTCCAGTTTTTCCAAGTGTTTAATGTGTTGAGCAAATTCATTTCAACACTTGTTTGCGGAGATAAAGCTGCAAGCAATGATGCAAATCGAGGCGCATCATCCGCGCCAAATACATCAATGATAGCCTGAGTAGATGCGCGATACCAACCCTGCTTTGGAGCGCCAGCTTTAGCCATTGATGCCATTTCTTTTGATGATGGCAATATGTCAAGCAGCTTGCTAATTTCTTTTACAGACTCTTCATTGGTAATTACCTTTTGCACTTCCTGACCGGTCATAAACTGAGATGCTTTTGCAAAGTCAGGATATTTTTGTTTCAACTTTTCAAAGGTTTCTTTTTCATCGCTTGAAAGCATTTTCTTTTGTTGACGCACAAGCTCTTTGCTTGTTTGTCCACGCACTGGCGCCACCTGTGGGCGTAGTGCGCCAGTTAAATTAGAAGCCTGACTCATTGATGGTGCTGGTGGCACTGCAAATGATGGTTGTGGAATAAACTGTTCAAGTAAACCACCTGGGCGTTGCCCTATACTGGCGGCGCCAATCTCTTGTTTAATTACATTAGCACCTTTGCCAAGCAATTTATTTATGCCAAGCAACTCCATTGCTGGAGCGACATTAAGTAGTGCGCCAACTGGATATGTTGATTCAGCAGCTTGCAATACTTGCTGTCTTTTTGGATCGAATACGCTGAACTGGTTTGCAACATCGTATGGGTTTTCTTGTAGCAATCCACTAAATGCGCCATATGTCCTTGGGTCTGGCAAATCCTGCACATTACGCTGTGCAGCTAGTGCTCTGGACTTTGCGCCTTGGCGCTGGATATTGGGATTGATAAAACC